AAACCTGCCGTAGCAGGTTCTCTTTCTCAAAAATTCATATGCCCCTGACCACCTGGCAATGGATGTGGAGGAGCAGTAGCAATCAGTGCGGGTGTCACAATAAACCGGACCACTGTTTCATGGGTAACAAAAGTGCTCCCGCAGTTAATATTTTGGCACTGGCAGTAACGCTCTTTGGTGCTTTCAGTTACTTGAAAACTGCTCCTTGTGTGTGCCGCATGACCACACTTTGGACAATTCATCATATCCAGATCCCTACCTTTGCTATCAGAATCATTGTAATGCTTCACTGACGGGACCTGCCGCCGCTTTGAATCCTTCCACCACGCCACCAAGAAATGCGGTGATGGGTTGCCAGTATTTCCAGACAACCAGCGCCACGCCCGCCAGTGCAGTAACCACAAGACCTATCGGACTGAGCAGAGCACCTAACAGACCAGATACGGCATACAGGGCAACGCGCAGCATCGCCAGCGGACCGGATGCCAGCACACGAAGCACCACGCCTGCGGCAGCCAGTCCACCGCGCAGTACCGCCAGAGGATTCATAAACATCACAGCAACAGCACGTAAACCGGATAATCCAGACCGCAATAGTGCAACCGGCGCACCTGCTACAGTTTTCAGGACATTCCCCGTCAGTGATGCCGTGCGACGCAAAGACGACAACGGCGCAGTAAGTAAACCCGCTGCGTTGCCCGATGAAGCAAGCCCGCGTCGCAGCAGTGCCAGTGGTGCGCCAGCCAGCCAGGACAACGCGCTGCTGGTTCGGGTTACTGCTGCCGTAACGGAAGGTAACGTTTTGATATCCAGCACAGAGAATCCCAGACGGATGACTGCCAGCGGCCCCAGCACTGCAGCCAGCGCCACCGCTAAGGTGCCGAGGCCTACGGTAACCGCAGCCACAACAGCCGCTACTTTCATCAGTGTGCCTGTCAGTTCCGGGTTAGCTTCCACCCAGCGGCGCAACGCTCCCGTGATGCTTTTCACCGTGTACAGAATATCCATCAGCGGCTGGCGCAGCGTTTCGCCCAGGCTGCTGAAGGTGTTCTGCGCTCCGGTTTTGACCAGCAACCACTGAGCAGAAAGTGAGTCTTTGTTGATGTCAGATTCTTTCTGCATGGAACCGAGCGCATCATTGCCCGCTGTCAGTTTTAGCTGGCGCTGCAGTTCCGGAAGGTTGTTTGCCAGTTTCGCCGCGTCATCACCAAACTCTTTACCAAACAACATGGTCATGGCAGACAGACGCTTGTCCTGCGGCAGTGCGTTCACCTTCTCCAGCACACGCTGGATAGTTCCCATCGCATCCTTCGTCATCTGCTTTTCAATCACTTCAGGATTGAGTTTCAGCAGATTCATCCCTTCAAAGAAACTCTTGCTTTGCATGGTGGCAATGGACAATTCACGCACCATCGCGTTTGCTGCACTGGCTGCAACCTCCGGCGCAGCGCCCAGTGTCAGAAAGGTGGAACCCAGTGCCGCCGCTTTACGATAATCCAGGCGGTCAGCTACACCGCCCAGACGTTGCATCACATCAATGATGTCCGCCCCTTTCGACATGGCGTTATCATCCAGATAGTTCAGCGCATCGCCGAGCTGTTCAATATTGCGGGTAGGTATTTTGTAGAGCTGGGCGATTTTCCCCAGACTTTCTGACAGTTCATCCGCTGGCAGCTCAAAGGCTGTTGCCGCCTTTGCTGCCGTACTGGCGAAGGCCAGCAGGTCACGTTTCTGGTCTTCCCAGCTGTCGTCAGGGTTTGCGACGTTCATGCGCGCACCTCCTTCAACCAGTGCAGCGAAGTCCACCGCACCGTTTTCCATCGGCAACTGTTCGCTGGCAGCCTTGATGGCATCCTGCATTTCATAAAAACGTGCAGTGCGGTTGCCATTATCGTCACGCAGACCATTGACCTGCTTTGCCACACCTTTCATGGCATCTTCCATGCTGGTATAGCTTTTTACTGCCGCCATCACTGGCGCACCCATTGCCAGCCCTGCAGCCGTGGTAGTGGCTCCGGCTCCTGCGATGCGATCGCGCACTTCAAGCCGTCTTGAGTATTGTTCTCTGGCAGCGTTCATCCGTGCCTGTTGTTCACCCAGACGTTTAAGTGCTTTTTGCTGGCCCTCCAGTGCCTGCCTTGTTTCTTCAGCATTTTTCTTAAGTTCTCGCTGGGCACTACTGAGTTGTCTGGTATCAATCCCTGATTCTTTAAGTGCCTGACGTTGTCTCTGGACCGCCCCCAACAAGCCGTTATAGGTCTGCTGAAGTTCCTGTACTCGTGTTTTGGCCTGACTGAATAACTTTGCCTGCGCGGCGGTTGGCCTGTTAGTGGCAGCAAATTGTGTGGCGAGTTTTGCCGCCTCTTCGCGGGCTGCGTTCAGGTTGTTGGCTGTTATGGCTAGTTGCGAGCGCGTCTTGCGAAATTCATCAATTCTGCCAGCCTGCTTATTCAGTTCTTTGAGGCTGTTTCGGGTATTCTGAATTGCGCCAGCCAGCTCTTTCGAACTGGCCTGTGCAGCACGGAATGGGCGGGTGAGTTTGTCAACCGCATTAAGAATGACCTGCAGGCGCAGGTTGTTATCACTCATCGTTGGCCCCGCATCTCTGAATCGCTTTATACCGCCATTCCAGCACTTCGGTCAGCGGCATAACGTCAGTAACGGATGGCGGCCAGTGAAAAATGGTGGCGATATCTGCCACCAGATCATCAACCGTCAGGCTGTCGGTAAACCGGCAAGCACCGACTTCTTCAACAAAAAAGTGACAACCTCAACCGACATGGCAGTGAGATCTGCCGGGTCCATCTCTGCAATTTCCTGTGCAGTCAGTGCCGGACTGGAGATGCGGGGGATCACGGTCATCATCGCGTTTACATCCATATCCATAATGGCCTGCAGGCGTGTACCGCGCAGCGCACCGGACTGCGGTTTACGCAGCACAATTTCGGTGATTTCTGTTTTACCGCGCTTGATGGGGGTATCCAGTTGAATGGTCTTTTCAGTCTGCTTATCGCTCATTTTGCTGTCCTGTAAATTGGGTTCTGGCGCGGTATCCCGCGCCGTTCAGATATATCAGAGGCCGAGGGCGTTGCGGTGCGCTTCCATCAGGTCCACACCGTCCACAATTTCCACCATGTTGATAAGGTCCACTTCATAGAGCACCTCACCATTGATGGTCAGCTTCGCGTAGCTGTTGGTACTGGTCACTTTGGTGGTGTTGCTTTCGCCCGTCTTCCACTCGCCGGAATCCACTTCTTTGTGACGTCCACGCACCACAAGCTCCACGGCCTGCACTTCTCCGGTATCGTCACGCTGGATAGAGCCGGTAAAGCGCAACTGGATGCCATCCACCGTGGCTTTGCCCATCTGCTTAAACAGCAGCAGTTCAGTACCACCAATGGAAAATTCTGTATCCAGTGCACTGTCATCCAGTCCCAGATCCACATCAACTGCACCAGGCATTCCGCCGCCGCGATACTTCTCATATTTGCGGGTGAATTTCGGCAGCGTCAGCGACTCTACGATCCCCTGCCAGTTGTTCCCGTCGTTAAACAGGTTCAGATGTTTTAATTTGCGTGGTAAAGCCATGTTGTCCCCTTACGCGCTTACCTGGCTGGCGAAATTCACCAGGTACTGATCGGTGATGCGCTGGCGCAGCATCAGATTTTCAAGTGGCGGCACTGGCGTGTAGTCATAGTCGATGGTGAGTTTTCCGGCTTTCAGCGTGTCTTTGTCGTTCACCGACTCATCCAGCCAGCAATCACCACCAATGAGATAGCCCTGACTGACCAGGCTGCGCATTTTGGCGCGGATACCTTCGATAATGTCGCGCGCCAGCGACGGGTTCAGCGGTTTGTCCACCGCCCACATGTGCGCTTCTGCCATTGTGTCCATCAGTACCTGCGCTGTGCGGGTGTAGTTTTCGAAGGCAAAAAGCGGGTCATCACTCAGACAGCGGGAACCCCAGAAGCGGAAACCGTCTTTGCGGATAAGCGTGGTAACGTCGTTCTGGTTAAGCAGACCTGCATCGGTTGCCGGGTCCTGCAGATCCCAGAACACATCAGCAGAAATTCCGGTGACACCGTTCACTCCCACGTTGGACAGGCTTTTGTGCCATCCGGTCTGCTCGTCAATTTTGGCGCGCAGACCAAGCGCACGGGCGGTGGCATATGCCGTTGCTTCGGCATTCAGCGCCGTGTCCCAGCCAGTAAAGTCAGGCCAGATCAGCATCCCTTCGCGCTGGCTGAAGTTTTCGCGGTAAGTGATCGCCTCCTGTACTGTCTTGCAGCCATACGCTGACAGGTAAGCAAACCCACGCAGGCTTTGCGCCACACTCAGCAACTCAGTAGCAACGGCTTTGTTATCGTGACCTGGCACGCCGAGAATGCGCGGTTTAACGCCGAGCTGTGTCTGGGCAGATAACAGGGCTTTCATGCCTGTTTTTTTACCTTCAGCAGTCACTGCGCCGATGATATTGGTCGTGGTTTCTTCTTCCGTTTCACCCTGCGGCACACGCACAACAACGGTCACGGGTTTTGCCTGGTCAGCGATGGCATCCAGCGAACGGGCCAGCGTGCCGGACTCACCCGCTTTACCGCTGGCAGTCAGCACATCAGTGATCAGCACGGGTTTATTAAGAGGAAACATTTTTGCATCGGCATCATCGCCCGTGCAGACCATACCCACGATGGCGGTGCTCACCGTGGTAATGGATCGGGTGCCTTCGTTGATTTCAACAACGCGCACCCCGTGGTGGTAATCCTGAGCCATAGCGGCGAACCTCCTGATTGGATTAGGCTTCGCCCTATGTTGAAGTGATTGTGCCCGACAAACAGCTAAGTGTAGTTGTACAGTTATTCACACAAAATGACGGTATTTGTCTGCTTGCAGGGATAATCAAAATTATGCTGATTCAGGGGGATTCATTGCTCTTATTTGCCGGAAATTTTCTATAAATGGTAGAAACGCCCACATCAAAAATCAGTGCAATACGCTGTCTTGATTCTCCGGCCTCGAGTAAACGTCCAATCTGTGCCCACTGTTCGGTGGTCAACTTAGGACGGCGTCCACCTACTCTGCCTTTGGCGCGAGCTGCAGCAAGCCCCGCCCTGGTACGTTCAACTATCAGTTCGCGCTCCATTTCAGCCAGGGCCCCCATGACATGAAAAAAGAAACGGCCCATTGGGGTACTGGTATCAATACTGTCAGTCAGGCTTCGGAAATTCACGCCACGCTGGCGCAGATCTTCTATCAGCGTAACGAGATGCCGCATACTGCGCCCCAACCTGTCCAGCTTCCAGACAACCAGAGTGTCACCTGCCGATAATGTCCTGAGCAGTTTTTTCAGTCCCGGTCTGTCGGACTTAGTGCCACTGATTTTGTCCTCAAAAATCCGCTCACATCCCGCGCAGTTCAGTGCATTACGTTGCAAATCGGTGTTCTGGTCATTTGTTGACACGCGTACATAGCCAATAAGCATGATCAATCCCCTGAATAAAAACCGGGGATGATGCCAGTTAGTCGTAATCGCTGCATTTTCTTAAACGTTGGTTTGGGAGAAGCGGCAAAACGGGATGTGGGGACAGGGGAAAATCAGATACCGGACATGGCCTCTTTTGCCAGTGGTGATGGATGGATGAAATTACCCAACGGGAAAATCCTGCAATATGGTCGTGGTGCGGTTACGCCGACATTATCGACGCAAACAATGAGAATTACATTCAGCATCCCTTTCCCCAAAAAAGCGGACTGCGCCATGCTTACTCATTCTGGTGATGGCGGTGCGCCTTTAGGCGCTGGGCGAGGGTTCGTGATGACTGCAGAAGGCCCAACGTTAACCGGCTTTAATTCTGCTTACAGAACGTCATCAACCAGCGACACGGTATCGATGAATTACAGTTGGTGGGCTGTTGGTGAGTAATTTTATTCAGGGTGATTTATATGAACGAATATGTTTATAGCGCAAGGCATAATGCTTTTTTCCCTGTGGATATGATTGATAAATATAAATCAGAGGGATGGGATTTATCAGATGCTAAGGAAGTGAATCAAAATATTATCAGTGAGTTTATGGCTGAACCGCCACAAGGAAAAATCCGTATTGCCGGAAATGATGGGCTGCCTGCGTGGGCAGATATTCCTCCACCCACGCATGAAGAGCTTATTGAAATTACTGAATCAGAAAGACAGCTATTAATTAACCAGGCCAACGAATACATGAACAGTAAACAATGGCCCGGTAAAGCCGCTATTGGTCGTCTGAAAGGTGACGAACTGGCGCAATATAATTTGTGGCTGGATTATCTGGACGCACTGGAGCTGGTCGATACTTCCGGTGCGCCAGATATTGAATGGCCTACGCCTCCGGCAGTTCAGGCCAGATGACATCCGGCGCGGTGCTGGTATCTGTTGCCGTCACCGCGTCAATGTAATCCAGCACAGCGTTAAGGCGGGTTGTTTCTGCCTGCGTCAGTTTACGTCCGGCCTGCAATTTCAGCTGAATCAGACTGATGGAGGCCATTGCAGTATCAATCAGCGACTGGCGCTGTGCTTCTGCTGCATCTACTGCTGCGCCGTGCTGTGCCTCGGTATCCGTCACCCATTTCTCACCATCCCATTTATCGTATGGCGTTAACGGGGCGATAGTGGTTGTATTATCAGGGTAATCACCCGGAGCTGTGATTTCTTTTGATTCCCCTGTTTTGGTGCTAAAAACGATTTCACCGCGATGGTCTGGCACATATTCCCATGAGTTTAAATCCATCGAACGGCAGATAGCATAACCCGCCTTATGTGTGCCAGGGGCATCTAAACAGGAATATGCAGGGATACCGACACCAATGGCAAGAAATTCATTTGAAGTGGAAATATATTCCCGAGTTTCACCATCATAGTTATAGACGGTAATATTCCCCGCCTTCGTGGCAATAAGCTCGCTATTTAATACGGCGTTATCCATTATGCAGCCCTCACGATAAAGTTAAATGCAATATTTCGTGGACGGGTTTCACTCCCGCCAGTATTACCGATACTCCCTCGTGAATGAAGTGTCGGTGATGGGATCAGACTCCCTCCTGTATTTGTGGCATCAAGCCCCCGTCCTTGTGTGTATGTCTTTTTGAAAATCGTAGCCAGTTCCCATTCATCTTTTGTGTCGTAACCATCATTGGCAACAACAATATGACGGTGCTTTTCCAGCATCCCAGCCTGAAGGCTCAATAAAGCACGTCCTGCATCAATACCGCGCCCATCATCCCAGCCACGAATAAATTCACCTCGTAAATCAGGCAATTTATTTGTCGGGTAAGCCTTTGCCAGTTCCGGGTATTCTTCAGCAGAAAAAGCCGCCCCGTTGCATTTCAGCCAGCCTGTTGGAGGTGTCTCTGAAGGCCACGGAACAGGCGCACCAACAGGTAATGCTGAACCTTCTCCCAAACCAAGGTATGCGAGAAGACCAGCTACATCCTTTCCACTCAAATTAGTCAGCGTATTGTCCAGCGGTTGTTTACCTGCTAGCGCATTAAGCATTGTCGTGGCAAAGTTCGGGTCATTCCCCAGCGCCGCCGCCAGTTCGTTCAATGTATCCAGTGCCGCAGGTGCAGAACCCACCATTCCTGCAATCGCCGATTTCACAAAAGCCGTAGTGGCAATCTGTGTATTGTTGACCGACTGTGCCGCAGTAGGTGCTGTTGGCGTTCCGGTAAGTGCCGGACTCGACAGCGGCGCTTTCAGTGCCAGCGCATTATTAATAGTGGTACTGAATTTCGGGTCATTGTTAATGGCTGCGGCAATTTCTTTCAGTGTGTCCAGCGTGGCTGGCGCACCGTTAATCAGAGCAGTAATAGCGGCCTGAACAAACTCTGTGGTCGCAATTCGAGTGGTGTTATTTCCTGCTGCAGGCGTCGGCGCTTTTGGTTCTCCGGTAAATGTCGGATTATGTTTCTGCGCATACTGGGTATGAGGATCTTGTGCGGCAATGTGGTTTCTCATCTGGTCATCCACATACAGCTTTAATTCCAGGACTTTATCATCCACGTATTTACGGGTTGCCAGCACTACAGCAGGGTCGATTTTCAGGATGATATTGTCCGTGCTGCTGGTAATCAGCACCATGCGCACGGTCTGGGTACGCCCGCTGCCTTCAGCCAGTTGCGGCTTATAGCTTTCCGGGCAGTTTCCCACGGCAATCAATGCCCCGGACTCATCAAACAGGCCCACTTCACGTATCCACCAACCGCCCTCGTTTTCAGGGATCACCTGTTCAGCAATAATCTGGCTACTGTTCTGCGGGTCGATATAAAGCATATTCAGCGCAGCCCGGCGTTTCTCATTTACCAGTGCCGTCTGCTTTGCGTCCGGCGTTGGCAATACTCCGCCGCCATCGCCCACCGCCATATGGGTAATTTTTAGCGGCACACCGAGCGCGGCGGCGCTGGCAAGTTTCGCTGCGCCAATATCCGTCAGCAGGGTATAAAATTTTGTGCTCATGGATTCACTCTCATTGTGTCAATAACATGGACCGCCCCGCCTTCATGCGCGGTGCCACCGGAAATAATCGTTTCGTTGATATACGGATAGATCGTGATTTCTTCGCCAAGATAGCTGGCGGCTCCCACCCAATACGGGCCGCTGGTCTGCAGATTGATGGACATGCCGATCATGTGGCGGCTACATGGTTTGGCATCGCTTATCAGTCGCTCAAGTTCCAGATAGGTATCTTCAGTGATGCCCTGGTCCTGCACGCCGATATCCAGGCGAAACGTGCCCGGTGCCTCTCCGGTTTGCCACCACTCAATAATGCGGATCAGAAAGCCGAACGGCTCCACCACCCGCCGCACGGCACTGGTGGTCCCTTTATGCTGATGAATATAAAAAGCATCCTTCACCACCTGGCGCTTGACGCTTTCTGTCCAGCCTTCGTCCCAGCGATCCACAGAGAACGCCCAGGCGAGATAAGGCAGGAAGCTGACCGGGCAGGTAGCCGGATTCCACAAGTCACGCAGCGGCACCTGCAGATCAGAAATCCCGCTGCACGTTTGCGCCAGTCGGCGCTCCAGTGAAGTTGACCCCGATGGCAGCAGACTATTCATCCGTTCCCCCGTTGGTCACGCTCCACTCCGTACATGATGCCGCCTGTGTTTTGTTCAGGACCACATCCGCCAGCGGAGAAGCCAGTTCCACACGTTGAACACCCTCAACATGCAGAGCAGCAAAGATGGCGCTACGGCGAATATCCCGACCAAGCCTCGTCTGGCTGGCAATGTACTTCTGCAGACTGGCTTTTGCCGCTGCCATTACCGGCTCTGCCTCCGGTCCCGGATAGAGAAAAATGGTGGCTTCCACGCGATACGGGATGATTTCTGCGCTGCGAACCGTAAGACGGTCAGCCACCGGGCGGACGTTCTCACTGTTCAGAGCTTTTTCCACCACGTCCAGCAGGTCTTTTTCTGCAGTTCCATCGCCTTCGCGGCTAAGGACAGTCAGCACCACCTCTGCAGGTGCCGGGCTGGTTGCGCTGGCATCCGCCACCCGACCGTCGGCGCTTCGGGCATGAAATTCATAAGCTGCAGTTGGCCCCGCAACAGAAAGCCCTTCAAAGGCTGCAGGCACACGCAGGCGTAACGCTTCATCGCTTTCCATCACAGCTGCAACGGGCGGCACAGCATCATTATCAGCAGGCGTCACCGTCAGGCGTTTCACGTTGTAGTTGGCAGCGAGCTGGTCAAGATCGCCGCCCATCGCGTAAGCCACCATCACCGCCTGCGCGGCTTCGTTAATGCGCTGGCGCAGAAGCAACTCACGGTAAGCGTTCTCCTGCAACAATTTAGTGACGGGTTCAGATTCCAGTTCCAGCGTGCGGATCACGGCTTCCTGCTCATCTTTCGGATGAAGCGCCACAAATTCTGCCTTGCGTTCGGCAAGCAGCGTCTCAAAGTCCGGCACATCCACAATCTGCGGCGCAGGCAACTGCGAAAGGTCAATCACTGCCATTCTCTGCTCCTGTTGATACGGAAAGGGAAACAGGCACACCGTTATTACGCCGCCCGCTCAGCGCCACCACCATTGAACCGTCAAAATTGCTGTTGATGGTGATGGAATCCAGCGTCATCCGTGGCTCCCAGCGACTCAGCGCCACATACACTGCCGACATGACCTGCAGGCGTAATGCCGGATTTTGTGGCTGGTCTATCAGTGCCGACAGCAGGGAACCATATTCACGCCGAGCAATGCGGCTACCCTGCGGCGTCAGCAGAATGTCCCGCACCGACTGGCGCAGATGGTCAATATCAGTAATGACTTTGCCGCTGGTATTGTTCATCCCGCTATAAAGCGTCATACCGGGCCTCCGGTTGTATCGCCGCCTTTCAGGACGCCAGTATGCTGATGCGCATCAACCACGATCCCGTTAGAACTCATCGCTCCGCCGCCCTGGGTAACGCCACCATTGATCACCACTTCGCTGTTAATGCGCGTGCGGTCAGCCTCCAGTACAAACTCACTGGTTTTCATGGTGATGTTGTCAGCGGCCTCAATGACCATTGATTTGATGCCCCTGACATACCAGCGCCCGGTGGCGGGTTCGTATTCAAACCAGCCACCGTCAGGATGTTCTGTCACGCAGGCGTCCGCCGACGTCGACGGTGGCGCGAACTGATTCGAATAGATGGCGGGTAACGCAAAGGCGGTTTCCAGATTGCCGCCCAGACTCAGCAGCACCACCTGCTCACCTTCCGATGGTCGCCACCATGTGCGGGCATTCCCGGCACGCAGCGTCAGCCAGCTGATCCAGTTGGTTTCAAGCTCGCCCGTTTTCACCCGGCAAAGCCAGTTTTCCCTGTCCACTTCGGTGACTACCCCAGTGCGGATCAGGTTGGTGATAAGGCGCATGATTTCGGTTAATTGTGCGTTCATAGGGAAAGGTTGCCATCAGGGGAAGAAAGGCGGCAGTGCTGCAACTTGTATCAGTGCTGATACAAAAATCACCCCGCCAACCATTGCAGAATCATGTCGCGGGTCATTGCCTCAACATCATCATTTACGCCCAGAAGGCGACGCTCTGCGTAACGGACCTCCGGTCCTTTGCGGCTGACGCGATCACGCAGGCCATAATGGTGAACGCGGGCAATGCGCTGCACCTTACCTTCAAACTGCACGCTGGCAGAATCCTCGCTGGCGGCGGTTTTCAGGTATTTTGTGGTGCGAAGTTTTGTAAACATCTGCCGTTTGATGCGGCCTTTTTTACTGCGTGCTGTTACTCGCCTCGGTTCATAGCTGCTGCCATCTGGATTGCGCTGCATCCTGATATTCTGCTGCTGTGTCCGGCGCAGTTCCTGCGCCAGCTGGCGCATCATGCGGCTTCTCGTGGCTGGTTCCAGATTCGCCAGCAAGGCACTCAGCCAGTCGTCCACCTTCTGCAGTTCAGCCACGTTTCACCGTCCACATTTCTTCAGGTTCATCGGGTTCTGCTACAGCTTCAACGCTCGACACACTGCCGTCAGTGCTGACCAGCACACGTTCCGTCAGTTGCAGATTAAGGCTGATATCACAGACATCGTTGCGCAAAATATCCACATCAAAGGTGAATAGCTTTTCCCGTAACGCCGGGTTATTGATGGCATCGGGCTGGTTATCCCGAAGCCACAGTAAAACCGGGGCCATCAGCAGATTCTGGTCGCCGCTGAAATCCTCTATCACCACGTTCAGGGTATAGCGGTACTCCCATGACATGGAGCTGGCCCCCGTGGCAACCAGCGAACCGTTATCCACAAACAGATGCAGTTTGTCCGGGTTATTGCGGACATAAGGCACAGCTTTATTGAGGGCGTGGCGCAGGGATTGTGGTTTGTTCACTGTTTCGCTCCTGACACGCAATAATCATGTCCACTTTGTCTGCACAGACCGCCCAGGCGGCCTCCGTTTCATCCAGCAACGCATTCAGATCACCGTTAGTGCGCGGTGCTGCCTGCTCCAGCCGACACGGCGTCACTCGCGGACAACCACTGACGGTAAGCTGCACCTCCGGTGAGTGCCGGACGTTCCCGCAGCCGGATAATGTCAGCAGGCAAAGGAGTATCAGCCCAGTGGCGTAAATCCTCGTTCTCACGTTTCAGTTCCTCGATCCGGCGTTGTCGTTGTCTCAGCTGTGCGCTGGTCTGTTCTGCTTCGGCATAGAGCCGCGCCTGCTCCCGGTTATTGGTTTCAGTCAGAATGGACAGGCTGATAAGCTGGCTGTTGCTCTTTGCCAGTGCCTGGCTTTTGCTCTGCAGCTCGTTTGCCTGCGTGCTGATGGTCTGGCTGGCATCAGCCAGCCGCCACGTCTGCCAGCCCAGCGCCGCCAGTAATAACGCCAGCACAACCAGCAGCAACCGGTTCATGCTGCTACCTGTTGCGCCATCTGATTACGGGTGATCCAGAAGGCAATAACGGTCAGTAGATAAAAGACCAGGGTAATAGCCCACCCCGTCCATGCGAGACTTACAACAATCAGCAATCGCATCACCCAACTGATAAATACGTTTTCTTTTCGGGTAATTGTCTTCAGCAAAGATGCCCTTAACTCCTGCCAGAGCGGGCCATTCTGAATTAACGCAGCCAGTGCTACCGGAATTACCGCCCATGTCAGCAAACAGGCTACCCAAACGCCGGACGCTGCCAGTACCGGAAAGATCCCCTGCGGATACACCATTGCTGCGATTAACAGCGCCATCCATAACATCAGAAACAGTCCGCTGATTAATTTCTTTTTCATTTCAGTTTGCTCCCTGTAAACACCAGGCCATCTCCCGCGCACGGCGGTTATCCAGCCCCTGATTAAACACACCTTTTACATAAACCCAGCGCGGTAACTGTCGGCACGCATCCGCCCAGCGCCGCTGATTGAGCAATTTCACCAGCGTGGAGCTGCAGGCATTGCCTGTCCCCACGTTGAAGGCAAACGACACCACCGAGTCATACACCTTTTGTGGCGGCTGTTGCTTCACACACCTTTCCAGCGCCCGCTCCACACGCAGCACGTTGGAGATCAGCCCTTCTGCTGCCTGTCGCTCCGTAATGGTTTTGCCGGGAATGACGCCCGATGTATTACCAATGCCGTCGGTCCAGACACCCGCGCTGCACTGATACGGCTGCAGACGACAGCCTTCGTAATCGGCAATCAGTTTCAGCCCCTCCACGGAGGTGTGAAGCTGCTGAAAACCCGGCAGCGTGGCAGCAATAGCCAGCACGGTCCCGACAAGGCAGCGTTTAACGATTGATGGATTCATAGTCCTCCCGCGAGATCTGCCCGTCGCGCAGAAGCTGGTAGGCTTTGTGTTTGTAGTACCAGTTGATAGCCAGCATCAGCACACCAATCATCAGGCCGCCCAGCGTTGAGGCATCCTTGATGGACAAATCGCCCAGCCAGGCCAGCACGACGGCGATGCAATACGTGATAAAGGCGCTGATTCGCTCAAGCGTCATAATTCAGTCCCATAGCTGGACGGTCTGCACGGTGGTGGGGGTCGGAATGTCCGGCAGCTCCACCTGCAGCCCGTGAGGTAAAAAGGGGCCGTATTCGGCAAGCCCCGGATTTGCCTTCAGTACCTGCTCCGTGACACCCTGCGTGCGCCCGTAATGACGCCAGCAAAGCGCGTCCACCGTGTCATACTGATGCGCACGCACTTTCATCAGATAAGCTCCACTGTGCAGTGCGGCGCATCCTGTACCCGGCTGATGGCCCAGCGGGCGTCACGCCACAAATCACCGCTGGCTTCTGCCAGTTCTTCGCCCCGCTTCACACCGGATGCCGTGGCGTCATAATCCTGGTATCGTTCGTTGAGCATGGCGCGTGCCCAGCAGTAAACCGCGTTGAAATAGTGCTGAATGCGCTCACTTTTGCCGTCCAGCTGTTCCGCCGGAACCTCTGCCAGCGAGGCATATCCCAGCATCTGCTGGCGTCTGCGAAACTCATACAGCTCTGCGTTGACCTCCGAAATTGCCGACAGCGCAACCTGCTTTAAACGCGGCTGTGTCACCGTGCCGTCAGTGCGCATCACACTGCGGAACTCCGACAGGTCCACATCAGGCCAGAACGGCGTATTTCTGATGATTTCCGCCTGTTCCGGTGCCTGTTCTGGCGCAACAAACTTCATGCTGCTGTCTCCTGAAATAGAGGGCGGTGGACGGGGTTTTGATGTGGCAGTGCCTTTCGCCACCCCGTGCCGCCCGTGCGCGGGGGCACGTTCTGTCAGCGGCTGTCATTGCGCAGTCTGCGCTCCAGCTGCTGTTTGTCTTTTTTCACGCCACAGCGGGGATCGAGCTGTAACGCATGGTTGAGATGGTTAAGGGCGGACGCCGGATTGCTTTCACTCAGGACCGCGCCAATCGCTTTATGCAGACGCGCCCGTGACTGGTCCGGCATATCCAGACCGTCTGTCAGCTCCAGCGTCTGCAGCAACAGATCGGCATCAAAGCCGGTGGCGGCAAGCATTGCGCTCTGCGCGGCGTCTGCCATTTCCTCTGCCAGCACGGTCTGCACGTTGCGGTTACCCAGCGGCATCACCCAGCCATGACGCAGGGCATGACGCCCGATCTCCAGCGCCCCGGCATAATCTCCGGCATCAATGCGCCACAGCATCACGTACATCAGCACGTCATCCTGTTGAGCGCCTCCGGCAGCCAGGACACCCTCTGCCCAGGCGGCGTACTTCGGCAGCAGCTCCACCTTGATTTCCGCTTTTTTGACCGTGGACTGAACGCCCTTGAGACGGCGGCGGTCTTCCGCCAGTTGCAGCAGCATCAGGTCATAGCCCGATGCGTGGCGAACACTGCCGCCCTCGCGGGCGGCCTGTTCAGCCTGAACGCGCAGGCGATGCTGCCGTGCGGGACTCAGGCTCATGGATTACGCTCCGGTTTCGGCTGCGGCGGCGCTGAAATCACCAATCTGGATGTTTTCCACCAGTGCGGCACAGCGGTAGTCCTCAACCACATAGGCTTCGTTAACGGATTCAAAGTTTTCAATCCGGTCACGTTTCGGGTTGTCGATAACTGAACGGCGGCGGGTGTCTTCCTGCCAGTAGATGGACAGGTTATCCAGACGGGTGATCAGCAGCGCATTCGGCGGGAAGAACGGCGCACGCACGGCCTGCAGGCCACCCATGCGTTTCTGACTGATGATCATATCGGCAGCCAGTTTTTCACTGTTTTCCTGCTCTTTGTTGACCAGCGGGAAATACTTGTCAGACAGCAGTTCACGACCGCAAATCACCACCAGATCGTCATCGTCCTGGTAGACCACGTCGATAAGCTCATTGACGGCATCCATCACCACGGCGTCCAGGTTGGCATATTCGCCACCTTTCCCGACTTTCACTGCGCCCGGTGTGGTTTCACCGCCCGTGGTGGTGCTGCCCATGACGTGATCCGGTGCATCCTCACGGATTTTCTGCAGCCAGCCTTTATTCACATCCTGCAGTAGCGGGTTTTCGCTACGGTTGGAGGTTTTCGCACGCTTCACGCCGTTAAAGCCGATCATGATGCGGTCCAGTGCCTGACGTTTCACGATGGCGTTACGGATACGCACCTGGAAATCCTGAAACTTCGCCCACAGGTCCAGCTTCGCGTAGGTCAGTACCGTGTCAAAGTTGGTCTGCTCGCATTTGTATTCCACATCGACCATCAGCGTCGGATCGACAGGCTCACGCTCTTTCGCGGTGGTGTCAGTGGTTCCGGCAATGGTGCTGCCAACACCCAGCCCCAGCAGCTGACCGGACTGCTCAGTCACTGGCGTGACGTTAATCAGCGTCAGGAAAGCGGCGGACTGCTGGATTTGGTCTTCCAGCGTCTGCTGCACAGACGGCTCCACAGTGAACTTGCTGGACAGTTCTTCAACTGCCACACCGTTCAGACGCGCCAGCTGCTGCAGGTAAGCGTTAAAAGCAAAGCGGGTATTCTTCTTCATCAGGTTTTGTGCTCCATCAGCAATTGGTCAGAGTGTCAGCGGGGGCGTTACCGCCTGTTGCACGCTGGCGGTAGTCCTGGCGGCTGTCTTCATGACTCAGCTTATTCACCAGTTCGTTAAAGGCGGTTTGCTGCTCCTGCAGAGCAGTCTCCAGTTCAGACAGGCGTTCTTCCTGCTCAGACAGGGATTTTTCGGTGCGTGCGCTCAGGTTCTGCTGCTCAGTGGCGACCAGCTCCACGGCCTTATGCACATCAGAGAACCGGGCGTCATCGGACTGCTCTTTTTTGGTAAACAACGCCGTGACACGGGCAAACAGGGACGGTTTGTCATCCTGGATTTCTTCCAGTTCGATCACCGTTTCCTCTGCAGCGGTAAAGAGATTTGCAGGATTCTGCTTGCGGTTTGCCAGCGGGTTATGAGCTGCACTGGCGCTGAATGTCAGCATTTCAGTGCCCAGACTGGCAGGGTCATCAGTGGCAGCCAGGCCAACCAGGTAGGCTTTGCCCGTATCAGCGAACTTCGGGCTGACTTCCATAGAGGTGAATAATTTCTGGCCTTTTTTCACCAGCTCCACCAGGGACTCCGTTGGCTCAACGTCGGCATACAGCGCCATCTTGCCTGCCAGTGGACCTTCCGTGATTTCTTCAGCAAACAGCGCCGTCACCTTGCCGTAGCGGTTAAAGGTGCTGTCCGGCAGATAAGACTTGATGTGCTCAAGGTTAATCAGCGCGGTATACACCGCCGGGTTGTAGCTGGCTGCCATCTGTTCCAGCCATTCACGCTGGATTTCGCGTCCATCGGTGGTGGCACCTTCCACCCCGATGCGAAAACGCTTTGCTTTCACTGTCATGAGCCGTGCTCCGTTAGAAAAAACTTACTGGAGCCTTATGGTTGCGGTGATGGGGGCAGTGAAACAATGCGCGGTATTTGTACCGACAACCACACAAACCGCAGGCGGGGAAAGCCTTCATTCAAGGCTGTAGGTTTGTGCCATGAACACCACACTGACACCCGCAGATCTCGATCCCCGTCGGCAGGCCATGCTGCTGTACTTTCAGGGATACCGCGTCGCCCGCATTGCTGAAATGCTGGGCGAGAAAGTTGCAACCGTTCATAGCTGGAAAAAACGCGACAAGTGGGGTGACTATGGGCCGCTGGATCAGATGCAGCTCACCACCGCCGCACGCTACTGCCAGCTCATTATGAAGGAGCACAAAGAAGGGAAAGATTTCAAAGAGATTGACCTGCTGGCGCGCCAGTCGGAGCGCCACGCGCGCATCGGCAAGTTTAACAATGGCGGCAACGAAGCCGACTTAAACCCTAACGTCGCCAACCGCAACAAAGGCCCGCGCCGTCAGCCGGAAAAGAATGTTTTCACCGATGAACAGATTGAGAAGCTGGAAGAAATATTCCATTCCTCCATGTTCAACTACCAGCGCCACTGGTGGGAAGCCGGAAAAACCAATCGCATCCGCAACCTGCTGAAGTCTCGCCAGATCGGCGCGACCTTTTACTTTGCCCGTGAAGCCCTGATTGACGCCCTGCTGACCGGGCGTAACCAGATTTTCCTTTCTGCCAGCAAGGCTCAGGCTCACGTCTTTAAACAGTACATCATCGACTTTGCCAAAGAAGTAGAGGTGGAGCTGAAAGGCGATCCGATGGTGCTTCCTAACGGGGCCACGCTTTACTTCCTCGGCACCAATGCCCGCACGGCCCAGAGTTACCACGGCAACCTGTATCTGGATGAATATTTCTGGATACCGAAATTCCAGGAGCTGCGCAAAGTGGCTTCCGGTATGGCTATTCACAAAAAATGGCGACAAACCTATTTTTCCACGCCATCCAGTCTGACACACAGTGCTTATCCGTTCTGGTCCGGTGCGCTGTTCAACCGTGGGCGCAACAAAGCCGATAAGGTGGACATCGACCTGTCCCACAGCAATCTGGCCCCCGGCCTGCTGTGCGCAGACGGGCAATACCGCCAGATAGTCACCGTGGAAGATGCGGTGCGCGGCGGCTGTAACCTGTTCGACCTTGACCAGTTGCGCATGGAGTACAGCCCGGACGAATACCAGAACCTGCTGATGTGCGAGTTTGTGGACGATCTCGCGTCCGTGTTCCCGCTCAGCGAGCTGCAGGCGTGCATGGTAGACAGCTGGGAAATCTGGACCGACTTTCATGCACTGGCGCTGCGCCCGTTTGGCTGGCGCGAAGTGTGGATCGGTTATGACCCGGCAAAAGGTACGCAGAACGGCGACAGTGCCGGATGCGTGGTGGTGGCACCGCCAGCCGTACCAGGTGGTAAGTTCCGCATTCTTGAGCGTCACCAGTGGCGCGGAATGGACTTCCGCGCCCAGGCTGACGCCATCAAAAAACTGACCGAACAGTATAACGTGACCTACATCGGCATCGACTCAACCGGCGTTGGTCACGGGGTTTACGAGAACGTGAAAGCGTTTTTTCCTGCCGTCAGGGAGTTTGTCTACAACCCCAACGTTAAAAACGCCCTGGTACTCAAGGCCTACGACATTATCAGCCACCGCCGTCTGGAGTTTGACGCCGGACACACCGACATAGCGCAGTCATTTATGGCAATCCGTCGCGCCACCACCGCCAGCGGCAACCGCCCGACCTATGAAGCCAACCGCAGCGAAGAAGCCAGCCATGCCGATCTGGCCTGGGCAACAATGCACGCACTGTTTAACGAACCGCTGCAGGGCGAGTCCGCCAATACCAGCAATATTGTGGAGATTTTTTGATGGAAAAGAGTAAGAAGAACCGCGCTGCGTCGACGAAACAGATCCAGCATAAAAACCAAACTTCAGCCGAAGCATTCAGCTTCGGCGATCCCGTTCCTGTTCTGGACCGTCGCGAACTGCTGGACTATGTGGAATGCGTACAGATGGATCGCTGGTATGAGCCGCCTGTGAGTTTCGACGGCCTGGCGCGAACCTTCCGCGCCGCCGTACACCACAGCTCACCGATTGCAGTAAAGTGCAACATTCTGACCAGCACCTATATCCCTCACCCGCTGCTCAGCCAGCAGGCTTTTTCACGTTTTGTGCAGGACTATCTGGTATTTGGTAACGCCTACCTGGAGAAACGCACGAACCGCTTCGGTGAAGTTATCGCCCTTGAACCTGCGCTGGCAAAATACACCCGACGCGGATTAGACCTGGATACCTACTGGTTTGTGCAATACGGCATGACCACGCAGCCGTATCAGTTCACGAAAGGCAGCATTTTTCATCTGATGGAACCGGACATCAACCAGGAGATCTACGGCCTGCCAGGCTATCTTTCTGCCATTCCATCCGCCCTGCTCAACGAGTCTGCCACGCTGTTCCGCCGTAAGTATTACATCAACGGCAGCCATGCAGGCTTCATCATGTACATGACCGACGCCGCGCAGAATCAGGAGGATGTGAACAATCTCCGCAACGCGATGAAAAGCGCCAAAGGTCCAGGCAACTTCCGCAACCTGTTTATGTACTCGCCTAACGGCAAAAAGGACGGCCTTCAGATCATCCCTTTGTCAGAAGTTGCGGCGAAGGATGAGTTTCTGAATATCAAAAATGTCAGCCGCGATGACATGATGGCAGCACATCGCGTTCCGCCACAGATGATGGGGCTTATGCCAAGTAATGTTGGGGGATTTGGGGATGTGGAAAAAGCGAGTTTAGTGTTTGTTCGCAATGAGTTAATCCCCCTTCAAAAAAGATTTGAGGAGCTGAATGAATGGATAGAAGAAACAGTAATTAAGTTTAATGAATATAAATTAAATTGATTAATTCAGTAGTAGCAACTTTAAAGGCGCTACTACTGAACAAACACTATAAATTGAATTTATGCATTCTTAACTCATTCAATTTACTCTCTCTAGAAATCTTCATTAAAGCAGCCTTAGCTTTTATAGAAACAGATCTCGTTTTCTCATTTACATTACCAATACGACTAAATTTCAGACAAGTAGCAACGTGGGATGTTAAATGATTCCCATGCAAACTTTTAAAATAATGATAATAATCATCTTCAGTAGCGCTACTTAATACTTCTATATCATCATCATTCCAGCCATTTTTTCCACTGAGCGCATCCAACACCTCACCTAAAGTGCGCTTGGGTGAATCAGTTAGATACACACCTTTAAATTTCTCAATGATTTCTGCATCTTTGATTGGTCTAAAAAGATAAAAATTATCCAGATCAAATAACTCTATTTCACTTCGTCTTTCTTGAATATAATACGTAATCATCTCAGATGCCTTTGTATCTTCTCCTAGTTCACGGAAGACCCCAACAAGGCTATCAAGATCATTAGGAGATACTTGAGTTACACAATCCATAAAGCACTTATAAAAATGAGAAACAACTTCTTCTACATTATCATCAAAACTATTATGAAATAAATCCCATGCACTTCTAAATGAGTTTGACTTTTTATTTTCTAAAGCCTGTTTATTTATAATTTTTATTGCCTCATTAAACTCTGTCATATCTATATAACCATTCCTGACTAGCTTTGCTATTTTCCTATCCAGCTCATCAACCCTTGTAAAATTATAGCTCAGTAAAATATCCTTCCATTTTTTTTCTTCTTCTGTTACATCCTTTTTGCCTATTGAGTAAATACTTTCCATAGATTCGAGGAAATCCAAAGAGGGAACATCCTTATCTGATTTAGAGCAATAATAGGCCCAATTCATTAATACAACCGTATGCAAAAATTGCATTTTAACTTCACTTTCGCACTCTTCAAAAGCTCGCCATGCATTTTCTACGTTTCGCTCTATTTTCTTTAAAACTCTAATATTTTTGATGCCTAACGAAATAGTATATTGTGCTAACGGCTTATGAAAATCCTTACTATTATCATATGCTATCTGTGCAGATTCACTGGGCGTAGGTGAAAAATGCAACTCAATGTCAATTACTTTTTCTTTAAACTTTTCATAATCAGCAACTTCTTTAGTACCATCATTGAGTAAAAGTATAACCTTACATTTCTTTTGTTCTTTTAACAAAGAAATAAGACCTAATACATCTTTAAGTTCTAATGACGATCCTTTACGCTCTAAATCATCTATGCAAATTAATGAATCTGACACAGACATAAATGACCATGCTTCTATTGCAGGAGCGGCAGACTTTATATACGGCAGCTCTTTCAATTTACTCCACGAACCTCGCCCCAATATTTCAAGCATACCTAATGTATTTTTTCTTAAACTATCTAGACTTGGCTCATGTCCTATGGAGTCTTTTGAAACTGCATTTTCAAAAATGGAATATTTTAATCTATCTAACGAAGATATACCGAAAAGAGAGACATAGGAATAATGCGAAGCAGAAATCATATTTTGACACTTTGCTTCCAGAAGAAACTTATTCCAACTAAATGTCTTACCAACTCCCCACTCTCCTTTAATTGCCATAACCGAAGGGGCTGATTTAGAAACAAAGTTTAGAATTTGTTCTCGTACCAAGCTTAGCGACATAACTCACTCCTTGATTGCGAATGTTAATTATATATTTTACCAAAAATCTTAATCACCACCTATAGAAAGGTGAAAGATGGGTGCTGGCGCGCGCTCGTATCCCCGCCACGCCTGCCCGCTTTATGTAGTGGTTTTCATGCACCTGCATGTTCTACGTAAAAGCCCGCTAGTTCTGGCGAGCCTTAGCAAAAACGATCCTTAAACGATCATGCGATTTCATGCAGCATAGTCATGCACTGTCTAAGAGAAGTGAAAGTCCGTATCTGAATGACCACTTGAGAAACGAAACATACAGACTTACAAAGATGAAGCTCTACTGTGAGCGAGGAACATACATAGTTGCTCTGTAATAGCCAAATTTTAAGCAGGAAATCTCTTTTTTATGACAAAACTATAAAGAAAAACAGACCGTTTCATCGCTCGATGAAAATATACTACAATACTTTTCTCTCGATGGTATTTTTAATGGTCAACATATCTTTAGGAATACTTTTTTTCCCCTCTATACGTATGGTAAACACAAAAAGAATAACGGCTGATCTCACAATTTTCATGAGTTGTAAGAGCTGTTTCTCAAACTTTTCTTTCTCAATAAACCTCACCTCATCAAAAAATCCATAAGAATTATATAAATCAACTAACATGTCTTTCTCGTGAATAACTAACAGTTTATGTTCTAAATCATTCCTCCATTCTTTAAAAAAAGCAAGCTCACCATTTTTATCATTCAAATCCATAGCAATACTAAACAAACCCAGCAATCCTTTATTATTTATTTTGTTTATTTTAAGCTTTCTTTTTTCATCACTAATCCGCCAGAAGTTATGAAAGTATATATGTCCTCTATCTGGTTTTAAATCAAATAATTGACACAGAGCAACTGCTATTTTATCCAAGATACCAAAGCAAGCTCTAAATGCAACCCTTAACTTCTCAACATTTTCATACAATATTTCTCCATTATACAATTCAGAATAACATACCTCCGAATCCTCATCAAAAAACTCACTATCAACCTTATATTCAAAAAACATTTTTCGTGCTAAGGAATACTCAGCTTTAAGTCTATTTAACACCATTTCCATTGGCACTATAAAATCACCAAACACACCTTCCTCGGTGGTCGCAATAGTTATATTATCTTTAGATGACGCATAACAATTGCAATATAGCGAATGATCAGACAACATTAGATTATTATCTATACAAAACCTCTGGTAGTTTGATAAAGTATCATACTCCTCCTGCGTGAGCCTTTCATCTGTACTTATATCCTCTATGCCATATACACATGATTCACTCAATATACTTTCGTTGTACTTTATTTTTCTTTGAAGAGCAACCTTCCATGAAGGAAAACATTTCCCTGACTTTATTGCACACTCATAACCTCGAATAACTTCTTTAATCATTTTATATGTATATGTTGTAGATAATTCATTAAGCAATTCTAATGCCTCAGATCTGTTTACCCACGCCTGAGGAATTGAGTTATCAATAGATATTGCTTGTTCATAATAATCCATTGATTCAGACATACGATATTGTTTTTTTAATACATTAGCTAGATTAACTATTAAATCAGGGGGCACCCATCCATCTTCTTGTGAAAGTTTAAACGCTTTCCAGTAATTATTTTTTACATCATTCAGCTTAATGAAACTATCAATATCTGCATTGTCATTAGGATTAAAATCAAGAACTGCGCTCATTCCATTTGCCAAGTTATAGTAATATAAGGATTCTTTCATTATAGTCAGAAATTCATTTTTATTGTTTATAAAGATATTTAAGCCTTCCTCCGCTATATTTTTTACATTACTAAAATTTCCGATATCAATAAGATTTCCGGCCAAATTAGATAATATAATTATTCTATTTTCTTTGATTGTATTTATCTCATCGATACCGTTAAGAATATCCTTTACATTTTTATAGGCAGAATCAAATGAACCTGCATTAATAAGATCATCTACGACCCCCATTTTTGAAACAACATAGTTGATATCCATTCAATCCTCTTTAAACTAAGCTAATAATACCAATCATTATATGGATGAGATCAATATAGAACATGCCATCTCCGGCAAAAATCGTACTACATCAGACCAGTGCCCTTCAAATAATATAAATTGAACTTAGATACTTCTGCTTCAACCAGTGTGTTAAATCCATCGCTTGAACTCAGAACAAAAAGCGGACGATCACTTATCAAAATGGCCGTCCACCTAACGCCTCGTTTCACTCGTTGCCCAAAATAGTCCCCCATCAGAATGAATCCTCTTGGGGGCAACGTTTCTTAATGCAGCCAGCTGTCGTCTTCCCACACCTTCTGCATAATTTTCATCACTTGCTTCCTTTCTTCGTCCAGTTGCAGTCCGGTTAGTTCCACACCGTTAGAGCTACCTTTGCGAATGCGAATTACCGTTTTGGGATACAGGGGGCGCAGATTGCGGTAAAGCTCGGATTCAAGGGCGTCCAGGGTAGACTGGCTAATCTTCTGCTCTTTATCGATCATTATTTCAATGCGCATAAAAGTCACCTCAGCTGATGACATCCATTGAGCGGTTGTATTCGTGGGTTCTGATTTTTGCCATGAGTTCATCTGTTAGTTCAGAAACCCACTGCAAAGCCAGCCCCTTCTCTTCATCACTACACTCACTAGCCGCTACAAGCTTAAGAAAAAAATCAATGCGCTGGAGCTTCAAAGACTCCAAAAAATAGTCCTGCATCTTTCCTCCTATGACACCACAAGCAATACTGTATGCATATCCACTGTTTATATTTACAGTATATAATAATCTTACTGATGTAAAACGTTTTTTTACGTTCATCAGCCTGATATGCCTGGTATTATTAAGAGCACGAATTGTTAACCCGCGTAATTAATACAGGTTTCGCCACTTATCATCTTCCTGCAAACGCTGGTTCCGATAGAAGATACGCAGGCCTGCTCCTGACGGAATACTGCCGCCGCGAAGGAGTAAATCGACCTCTTTCTCGCTGCCATTAAATCCTCTGGACTTCAGTTCATAGACGAGCTGCTGTCGCTGATGGTCTGTAATTCGCTGTTTGTAGTCTTTACGCCGTTTCGGTTTCACCAGGCGTAACCTTGCAGCCAGTTCCCTGCGCTCTTTTTTGCTCATACTGTGCAGGTAATCGTGCAACTCCTTGTCATCCATGCGGATAATGTCCGTTCTGGTGTCCCCATCAGCTGATTTATCTTTCTCCTGTTGGTTCAAATTTTCAGCAAGGGGACAGTTATTGCCACGAGTCCAAGGGGCGCAAGCGCCCTGGTCGGCTGCCGCCTCCTGAACGTCAACGGCCTTACGAACCATTTTCCACTTCACGGCATGAGTGCAGATTTTGCCCTCTGCAATGGGTGACCAGATGCCATAAATACGAATGCCGTGATCGCCATAGGCGGTCGGCTCTTCGTTGATTTCATAAGCGGTTCTGATGAGGTGATATTTACGGGGAACCAGTACGCCGCCCTGCTTCATGATGTAGGTGGCAAAACAACCAGCATCAGCTGCAGCCAGAATGGCATCAAGGCGCGGGTTATCCAGTACCGGCGCACCTGCTTTTTTGTCACCCTGTTGCCTTGCCGCCTGACCAGCCAGCAATCGCAGTTCACGGTAAGCCTGACGCCCCGGAATGCCAAAGAAGCGGAATTGCTGAACACGATGCAGAGACGCCCAGGCATTAACGTATTCAGCGTTATCACGCAGAGATTTACCCGTTTCCTTGCTGATCTCGCCAGCCAGACCACGCCCGTCAATGTTCTTACTGATGTATTTCGCGATGTAGCTAGTCGGCGTTCCTTTGCGCGGGTTTATCAGCTCAGACTTAAAGCGTGGCCCCGTGTTATTACCCAGCTCCTCGCGGTCTTCACGGATAGCAAACTTACGCAACAATGCAGTAATGGCGCGGCGGTCTTTTTTGCGCATGAAACACAACAGGTGCCAGTGAACTGTGCCGTCATGATGCGGCTCAGCCACCCGCACGCCATACCAGCGCAACCCGGCTTTGTGCATCGCCTTACGAAATGCAGCAAACATGCCGACCAGATAATCACTGCTTTGTCTTACCGTCGCATTTGTCCAGGTCGGGTTGGGCCTACCGTTATTTAGCGTGGAATGGAAACGTGACGGACAGGTGATGGTGTAGAAAACGGCGCAGTCACCGCGCATTTCCGCGATAAGCTCCAGACCTTTAACACAGGCCATCATCTCATTGCGGCGATGCGCAGGGTTGCTGCTGCTGGCGTTTACCACATCCTCCATGTCCAGCGTGTCGCCGTCTTCGTTCACCAGTTCATGAGAACGGAAAAACTCCAGCGACTTACGGCGCTGCTCACGTTTATGCATCACGGCTTCATAGCTGACATAGGGAGATGCTTTTTTGCTGACCAGGCAAACAGCACGCAACTGCTCTTCCCGCCATTCGCAACGCATCTTCCACAATTTCCGATACCACCAGTCGGCGCACAGCATACGCGCCAGCGACCCCGGAATGAGTTCATAGGGCACGGGTTTACGGCGGTTTCTTTTCCGGCGGAGTTGCTCAAACGCAGGCGGTATGACATCCAGTCGCAGGGTTTCCGCCGCCACCTTTTCCCATGTCTTGCGGATTTCTTCTGGCTTAACGTCATCGGTGGCATACAAATCGCCACAAGCGGCATCAAGGCACATGCTCATATGCGCAGCTACCAGGGTGGACAGGCGTTTCACCTGATCCTGACTCATTTCAGGCAGGATCAGCAGACCGTCCAGCCCTTCATGGCTTGCCATAAAGCGAAAAGAAGTGGATAGCTGACTGTCGCGTACATGCTCCAGTCGTTCCAGACATGGCTTAATCGTCTCACGCAAATAGCGGGAATAAGCCTTTGGCCTGCCCAGGCTGCTGAAGTATTCAATACGTTGCATCAGCGGCTTGCTGATATGGGAAGGCTGGGCGTTAACGTCCGCCAGAATGACCATGCCCGGATTAAAACGCTGCTGCTCATGCGCCAGCTTTGCCCGGCTAATGAGCTTATCCTGCTCCATTTCGCGCTGGACAGGATCACGTGATTCATTAAAGAAATAACGCTCCCATACCTGATCACTCAGAGCCTCGCGGCGCAGTTGTTCCTGCTCGTTATCGGTAGCGTACAGAGTGATCAGGTTTGAAAGCGCAGAAACCGGCGCAACTTCCGCCGGGTCCAGATAAGGGTTAATGGCCTTTTTCGGGCTGTTCCATGAGAATGCTGCGGCGACCTCGTTAAAGCCGCTGCAGTTGTTCATATCAGCATGGCTCATGCACGCACTCCGTACACGGCAGAACTATCCACGCCACGCGAAGGATCAAATCCCACCCAGCAGCGCGGCCCGGAAACAGCGATGATTTCTGTTGCAGATTTACTCTCACCAGCTGCTACACCGATGCTGCGTTTTGCCTTGATGTAGTGGTGAGTAAAATTGCGATACAGCGAACGGATCAGGGATGTATCACTGTTAGAAACAATGACCGGATGTCCTTCTGATGACCGATGTTCAAGAACGGATGCCAGGTGATACTGGTCATCTTCAGTGAAACCATCAGTGTGATAGCCGGAAAACGTACCGTCATACGGCGGATCGCAATACACCACATCCCCCACCTGCAGCATCGCCAGCGTTTCATCAAAGCTTGCGCAGATAAACGTTGCTCGCTGGGCTTTTTCTGCAAATGTGCGAAGTTCTTTTTCAGGGAAATACGGATTTTTATAATTACCGTAGGGAATGTTGAAATGCCCGCTCTTGTTATAGCGACATAAACCACGGTAACCGTGACGATTGAGATACAGGAAATATACCGCTTTCATGAAATCAGTAATTTCAGTGGAGTAATTAAACTCCTGCCTTATGTTGTAATAAGCCACCTCCCTGTTTGCGATCTCAAATAAAACTCTGGCGCGAGATATAAACGATTCACAATCAGCGGCAACCTTTTTATAGAGGTTGATTAAATCAGGATTAATATCCGCAACCAGATAGCTGGGGTAATCCGTCTCCATCATCACAGCACAAGAACCCGCGAAAGGTTCAACCAGTCGCGGGCCTGCAGGAAGGTGTTTTTTCAGTTCGGACATAATGGCGGTTTTATTACCCGCCCATTTCAGGATGGTGCTCATACAGCACCTCCTGCAATAACATATCCTAAAGCTTCTAATGGGGTTAATGAGCGAATTGATAGCATCACCCATTGTTCTGAAACTGCCATGACGTCATTAACCGGAAGCACATGAGAGATAACCGCGGCCCATTCCCTACCCGTAAATACGCCATGCTTCCATTCGCAAAGAGAAAGAACATCACCAACTTTATAGCCACGATCGTCTTTACGAAGTTCAGCCGTCTTTTGACCTGCAACCACAGCGTTGAAATACTTAGGTGCAATTTTTAATTGATGGATACGCACAGCCCCTGTCATACAGCACCTCCGTTGTAATGTTTGCCTTTCAGCTCTGCGATTTCCTGGCAAGTAATGCAAAGCTGCACACCCGGAATGGCGCGGCGTCGTGCTGGCGGAATTGGCGCTTCACACTCAATGCAAAGCACGCGAGACACGCCCGGTGTTTTGGCACGAGCAGCACGGATATGGCGCTGGCGTTCTTCTTCAACGCGCTGCTGTACGAGATCCATTGCATCAGCCATTAGTGGATCTCCTGCGCTTCGTTCTGGGTTGCTTCAGCAGTCACACGCAGCAGTTCTGCCGCTTCCACATGGTTTAGCTGACGGGATGAGATATGACACGCCAGGCTATCAAGGCGAGCTGCCATTGCTTCAGCCCTTGCCCGGCGTTCTTCCAGACGAGCCTCTGTCAGTAAAATATTAAGCCCTGCATCATCCGGTCCGGTTTTAGTCGTAAGGATTTCAATATTACGCATAATCAATTCTCCTGAATTTAGATAAAGGGATGCCCGGCGGGTTTACGCCATTAATTTCATTAGTTGGTTAATTCGGCATGGTTAGCCGTTTGGGAAATAAGCTCACCACTGCACGAAAATGATTCATTGCTTTAATCAACTCCCGCTTTTCGTCAGTGGTCAGCTCATTAATGCTGATGCTATGACGTTCAGCTGGAATTTTTGCCATAAAGAATATGGCAGCCAGTGCTCGTTTATTTTGTTCGTTATTGATATCCCGTGGATCACGCATATCTTTAATAAACCGCTCAAGCTCTGACTCAATATTCAGGCCAAATACTTTCGCCCTTAACTCCGCAATGTGATTAAGTCCATTCAGGCGTTCACCGGGGCTTAATGGAACAGTCGCCGCAGCGCCATTAATTGCCATAATTCATATCCCCAAAACGCAACTATCGTTCTTTGTTCTTACGGTAACGTTCAAGAGGAGATACATTTTTTCGTATCGCCTCTTTAACCTGCTCTCCCCGTAAAAACGTCCCATCCCTTAGCGTGAAAAAGTAACTGCCATCGCCCGACAACGACGGATAACAACAGAGCAAATCATCTTCAGGTACTGAATAACTCTCCCCTCTGTAACGAAACTGATAAACCACTTCACTTTCCGCTGCATACATTTTGACTTTCTCCGTTTCCTCGTGGTCAATTCAGACAGCAATTCATCTTGTGAATGACATGGATGCCAGCGTTTACCATCCTCACCCATGATCCAGCCGTGACCGTAGTGCATTGCCGGGCTTTGTTTTACCAGCAGCGATGCAAATGATGGTTCTTTCGTCAGCATAAGCACCTCACAGCAAACCGAATGAAGCACCGAGGCCAGTCACGGTATCAACTGCACTCACCATCGCAGGATTAGCCTGTAAACGGGCCTGCAATGAAACAGCCGCCAGCGCCATCAGTCGTGTTACAGAGTTAATGCTGCTGATAGCATCACGACGACCGGCACTAGTTTTTACATCACCAGATACCGCACCTGCTGCAACACGCCCGATCTCTGCAGTTGCGCTCATGACGTAATGCGGCAGTTTCTCTTTTGCCACCTCATTAATCGGTACACATGGCAGACAATGAATCTGTGCCAGAAAACCATCTACCAGCGTTGAATCTTCAGTCAGATCGGTAAGCAGCCAGATTTCTGGTGCGGTTAATAAATGAGGCTGAGCTGGGTTCAGCTTGTTCCGCAGAATCTGCACATTCATGCCTGCACGTTCTGCCAGTTGCACCAGGTTGTGACGCAGTGCAAAAGCCCTACAGGCTTCATCGAAATGCGGATGTTTGGAAATCTTGTAATCAAACATGGTGCCCCCTTAGAAAGTTCCCATAATTGAACTTACTTACCAACAATGACGCGGAAGTTGGAATGACCGAGGGATTCACGGACCTGATCAGTTTTGTACATCAGATAACGAAGGCTTACGCGGCCTTTATTTTTTTCTTTCTTGACCATGTACTTAGCAAGTTGACCATGGTGAATTTTTTGGTAAACAGAGCCACGGGAAATGCCCTCCCACTCTGCGAACTCTGCAGGCGTAGCCATCTCTTTTGGTACACGAATTGAAATATCAGTACTCATAGTGCAGTATCTCTTACTTTGTGTGCGTGTTAGTTCGTTTTAGCTCGTCTCTTTAACTCTCACATCAAGAGACACGAAGACATTACGATCTTGATTCAAGATTGTCAAATGGAGATTACCAATGTTAAACATCAGAATGGGTTCCGATACGGGAGGTAAGGCAGCTATTGAGAGGCTGCTTGAGGCTTATGGATTCACAACTAAGCAGGCATTAAGCGAGCACCTGAATGTCTCAAAAAGTACTATGGCAAACAGAGTGTTACGTGACAGTTTTCCTGCTGACTGGATAATTCAGTGTGCACTAGAAACCGGTGTTTCGTTACTTTGGTTAGCCACTGGACAGGGAAGCATGAAAGAAGGATACGAGCCTGAGAAAAGATCTCATAACGAGAACAAACAAGCAATTAAACCGTTATCCAAACTCATAACTCCATCTATTCCTAAAGGAACCTTGGAAAATGGACAACTCAGTATTGATGAAGAGATTTTCCTAGACCACAGCATATTACCTGCAGATTATGAAGAATCGATGTTCTTAGAAACCCCTACTGATTGTTATCTCATCGATAAATCAGTTAAACAAGTCAGCAATGGATTCTGGCTTATCAATATTGATGGAATGATTATTATTGCAAAAATCATGCGGATTCCCGGCAATAAGATTGTAGTAAATCAAGATGAAGCGTCTTTCGAGTGCTCTGCTGATGATGTGGAAGTTATTGGGCGTGCAGTCAAAGTAATAAAGAGTATCTAAACATGACTGTCAGAAAACAGCCAAACGGTAAATGGTTGTGCGAGTGCTATCCCAATGGACGCAATGGCAAGCGCGTGCGTAAGCAATTTGCTACGAAAGGCGAAGCCATTGCTTTTGAAAGCTTCACAATGGAAGAAGTGAACAAAAAACCATGGCTGGGGGAAAAGGAAGATCGGCGACACCTATCAGAATTAATTGAGCAGTGGTATTCCCTGTATGGTCAAACACTCGCAGACCCCAAGCGCCTCATAGCGAAACTTAGAATTATCTGTAATGGTCTAGGCGATCCCATCGCTTCAGAACTGACAGCCGGTGACTTTACGAAATACCGCGAAGCACGGTTAAAAGGTGAAGTACGAAATGAAGATGGCACGTTTATGTCGCCCGTTAAGCCCCGCACGGTAAACCTTGAACAGCGCAATCTATCATCTGTTTTTGGTACACTGAAAAAGCTGGGCCACTGGTCAGCCCCCAACCCGCTTGCTGGGCTGCCAACATTTAAAATTGCTGAGAGTGAATTGGCGTTCCTGACCCCGGAAGAAATTAAACGTCTGCTGGATGCCTGCGCCGATTCTCAAAGCTCCAGCCTGCTTTTGATTGCAAAAATATGCCTGGCCACCGGCGCACGCTGGAGCGAAGCCGAAAACCTGCAGAGTCATCAGGTATCAAAATACCGTATCACTTATACCAAGACCAAAGGCAAGAAAAACCGAACTGTGCCTATTTCTAAGGATTTATATGAAGAACTGCCTAAGAATAGGGGGAAGTTATTCACCCCATGCAGAAAAGCCTTTGAGCGTGCAGTAAAGCGGGCTGGTATCGATCTGCCAGAGGGTCAATGTACTCACGTTCTGCGTCATACATTCGCTAGCCATTTTATGATGAATGGTGGAAACATATTGGTTTTGCGGGATATCCTAGGACATTCAGATATAAAAATGACCATGGTCTATGCACACTTCGCCCCAGACCATTTAGAAGATGCCGTAACTAAAAATCCTTTATTTAATTTGAGGTAAGTAGTAATTTATGAATAGCGAACTAGAGTTACTTATAAAAATATTATTCTCTTCCCTATCTGCCATTATATCCTTATTAGGGCTTAAAACAGGGTGGACTTATAAAAAAGACAAACTATTCACATCACGTAAAAACATTAGCGAATTTTCATATCAGATGTATAAAAGCAGTGAAGATCCGACCTTCAAAAAACTGGCGGAAGATTACGGCATTGCTGCATTAACCAAAGATAACACATTGACAAAAAAACAAAGATTAATATTACTCAACACAACAAACCCCGTTAGCGATATAGATGATTATTCCAAATGTCAAAGTCTAATTTCCATTACCACCCATAAAGAAATATTCGCATGGAATAAAAAAAGATATAAATACAGCATATATAGAAAATTAATAAAAATTATAACAACTCTAATTTACTTCATGGGCAGTCTCATCGTAGCACTTCCTTTCAGTTATTCTGTTGTAGTAAGTGCTAAGATGATGGAGAAGATAAACCATCTAACTACTTGGCAATACTTTGGTTTAAGCAGCTATTTTGTGGTATCGGGAGTAGCAATATGCTTTATCTGCCTAGATAAGCTCTCCAAGATTAAGATCGCCGAGAGATTAATCGTTTCAAATAGGCGTTTAGGCGACAAATGCAGTGGCGTCACTTTGGCGGCAGAAAGTTAAAAACCCATAAAACGGACAGACACCGCATAAATCTAACCAACTGAAAATCAAAGCAAATCATTGTTTTTACAGACATTGAAATGCTATGTAGGAATTTCGGACGCGGGTTCAACTCCCGCCAGCTCCACCAATCATGATTGGACGGTGTAAGGACTACACCAACAAAAACAGGAAGTTATAAGTCTCAGCAGGACACCGACCAGACGGTGAGGAGACAAAAAAGGATACGCAACGGAGTCGCGACTCCCTATGACATTAAAGCCCGCTGATGCGGGCTTTTTTATTGGTCCTGACCCGCCCTGAATAGAATTCATCCAATTACAGTCCAGACATATACAGTATCCCTCAGCTCAGTATCAGCTTCTCGACAAATGGTCACTGTTATTTACCCGTTGCCAGAAAGAGAATAATTTGCCCCCATAGCCAGCCTTCCCGGAATCTGTATATTCATTAATATTGTTATCGATTCCATCAAGTAACATAGGTTGGATGCGATTGATCTTACTCACATTAGTCGACACGGAACTCAGTAAGTTGAACTCTGAAAAAGCAGTTTAAATAGCATTTAAACAAATGCCACCAGTTCGAAAAAGAGTATAAGCACACTTAATATATTGTTTTAATTATTCATTTCCTTTCAACCCAATTCTTATCCCTCACATTATTTGTTATTAATTTGTTGTTTTTGATCACAATAAGAAAACAATATGTAACTTTTATGCGCATTTTTCAGAAATGTAGATATTTTTAGATTATGGCTACGAAATGAGCATCGCCATGTCACCCTACATCTCATAAGAGGATCGCTTCTGATGAATGCACTGACCGCCGTACAAAATAACGCTGTCGATTCAGGCCAGGACTATAGCGGATTCACTCTCATCCCGTCGGCGCAATCCCCGCGTCTGCTGGAACTCACCTTCACCGAACAGACGACCAAACAGTTTCTCGAACAGGTTGCCGAATGGCCCGTACAGGCGCTGGAGTACAAATCTTTTCTGCGTTTTCGGGTAGGCAAAATTCTCGACGATCTGTGTGCGAATCAGCTGCAACCGCTGCTGTTGAAGACCCTGTTAAACCGCGCTGAAGGTGCGCTGTTGATCAATGCGGTGGGTATCGATGATGTCGCGCAGGCGGATGAGATGGTGAAGCTGGCGACGGCGGTGGCGCATCTGATTGGCCGTTCCAATTTTGACGCCATGAGCGGTCAGTATTACGCGCGTTTCGTGGTGAAAAATGTTGATAACTCAGACAGCTATCTTCGTCAGCCGCACCGCGTAATGGAGCTGCACAACGACGGCACTTACGTCGAAGAGATCACTGATTACGTGCTGATGATGAAAATCGACGAGCAAAACATGCAGGGCGGTAACTCGCTGCTGCTGCATCTCGATGACTGGGAACATCTGGACCTCTTTTTCCGCCATCCGCTGGCGCGCCGTCCGATGCGCTTTGCCGCGCCGCCGAGCAAAAACGTCAGCAAAGATGTCTTCCATCCGGTGTTCGATGTCGATCAGCAGGGCCGCCCGGTGATGCGCTATATCGACCAGTTTGTCCAGCCGAAAGACTTCGAAGAAGGCGTGTGGTTGAGCGAGCTTTCGGACGCCATTGAAACCAGTAAAGGCACTCTTTCTGTGCCCGTTCCCGTTGGCAAATTCCTGTTGATTAACAACCTGTTCTGGCTGCACGGTCGCGACCGCTTTACTCCACACCCGGATCTGCGCCGTGAACTGATGCGTCAGCGTGGCTATTTCGCTTACGCCACTCACCACTACCAGACGCATCAGTAA